CAGGGAGTCCACCGTCATAATCAGGATACCTAGGGTCTAAGATCTTTTCGATTTTCAGCCATCCACAAGGACCGAGTTTTCGCCATACTTGACCGACTCTTATTTCATGTTCTGTCATCGTTATACAACTCCAAAACTTTCCAGTCTCGCTTCTCTGACTGCCTGTTTAATGAGTTCGTCTACCATGTTTTATTTCTCCTCAGCAAAACGCCTTTAAGCTCCTTTCTTTCAGAGATGCCTTCTTTTCCGGTTTCCCATTTTTACTCAAATTTTCAAACATGTTTGAGACTCCATCAACGATCTCAGAGGATTCAGCCCCAACTTCATAATATTTCATTCCCTCGATTGCATCTTGATTTTTCATATAGAGGTTGCTGATTATGTTCTGTATGCGGTCATTTGAGACATCTTTCCAGGTGATTATTACAATTCCTTTGCTTCCTTCGTTTACCATTGTTTTAGTCCTCCTGCTTCTCTTCATTCAGTTTTTTAATCCCTGCTTCCGTAATTTTAGTCATAAATTCCTCTAATTTTTCAACGTGTTCGATACATCTTTCCTCATAATCTGGAAGGTCGGAGTGTGATTTGCTTGCTTCCTTCACCGCGTTTAAGATAAGTTCGTTTACCATTGTTTATTCCTCCTGCTGCTTCTTACATTCCTCAAGTTCTCTCATTAACTGCTCTTTCTCCAAGATGCACATATTCAAATCCATTTTATAGTCCGTTAGTTCTTGAGTTACTTCATCTAGTTTATTCTGCAAAAGCTCCTTTTCTGCTGCTGATTTCTGATACTCTAACACAAGAGTCCAGAAGGTTTTATCATCGGTTGTTGAGTTCCCGAAAAGCTTCTCGCCTATTTTCCGGGCATCTTCTATTGTCTTTTCACTTAGTCGAATCTGTGATAGTCCCATGATAAGTAATAGGTTTAGAAGTATTTAAATGTTACTGTTGGTAAGTATTAGAAGTTGCTTTTATAGTTACTAATAGTAACTTATATATACTTAAAAATCCTATACTAAGTATTGAAAAGCGCGGGAAATGCGCTGAGAAACAAGGTGAAAAGACATGGACACACAAGAAGCAGCAATCAAAGTAATCGAAATCTGTAATTTAGGGATCAGCCACTCAGTACATTATATTAGATCAGACAACGACCAGAAAAACAGGTTAGCAGTGAATATCAGAGGGGCTGTTGATAGATTAAACGCATTACTTGAAGAGATGGAGGAATAAAACAATGGTACAAAAATATGAACTCTATACATTAACAGATATGGATGGAAACAAATGGAATGTAATGGAAGTCCTAGAATCAATGACAGAGAACGAAATTGATACTGTTTGCATAGAATACGGAATTGATGAAGTGAAGGTAAAACAATGACCCTCTGTATGCAACCCTCGGAAACCCAAACAGAAGACTACTCCTGCTCTAATTGTGGGCGCGGAATTGGCCCATTCTCAGCAGATAGATCCCTCGAATTATACGGTGGGATATGGTGTGGGAAGTGTCTGCATGAGATGGCCGAAGCCAGGAGAGAAGAAGAAGAGAAGAAAGCGGCACTTGAAATGCAGGAGGCTTGAACGATGGTAAGAAGAGTGAAGCTCACCTCTCGTGTGGGCATGTTGCAGGAATCAAGGCGAAAGAAATGGAAGATGAAATGATAGATAACCTCTTTAAAAACGTTCTCCGATATCTCTTTTTCATGGCTGGAATGTGCATTGTATGTGGGGGTATTACTCATTTTTATTTTACATTTCGTATAATACACTAAAAGTTTATATAGTATTAATGCGTATAGTATATTGTAGTAAGGGCATAAGGCCCTAATAAGAAGGAGGAAAAGACAAATGATACAGAAAATATTGAACTTTGATTGTTATGTACACGAGTTTGCAGACGCGTGTATGTGGAGAGCCGAAGACGAAAACGGAAAAGATTTTTCCCCTGAAACTATAGAATATCTTAGAAAAAAATACCCAAGCGGATATCGCTTACTTGGGTGGAACTCAAACGGTGAGCTAAAAATAGATCTCAAACCGGAACAGACCAAAAAAGCAAAGATCGAAGAACGAGACTCAGACGAACTACGAGACAAAATTTATTCCAGAGGTGTCACAGGGTGGGGGTTCGCTGATGAAATTGAAACCGCGATAGACTACGGGTGGATTGAAAAAGACGAAACAATAAAAAATATACTAGATGAATTATATGAAACAGGCAGTGCGTGGCCTAAAGATGAACTCCAACGACGTGTGGCTGACACACTATTTGAGAAGTTGACCCCACTCCAACTTTCAATCGTCGATGCTGGATTGTCGTGGAGGGAATAAAATGCAAAAAGGTATAGTAAGAATAGCAGACGGCCGCCCATCGTCCGCTATAAAATGGCCTGATAGAATCGGGACAATCAAAATACCTATCTCAGAAAATAATACTCTCGAATACAAAACCCCTAATAACATCGGGCAATTTCAAGCAGCCGCTTTTTCAGGGAAAAACTGAATTGTAATCCGAGGAAAGAAAAAGAAATGCAGATGTGATAATCATGTGTACCCTTACCTAACTCGA